GAATTAAAAAATAAAGTAAAATGCCAGAAATATTAGAGTTTGATAAAATTTTCTATAAGAATTTTGAACCTAAAGTAAGTAATAGATTCATTATGGAAATAAATGGTATAGAATCATATATCATCAAGACAGCAAACAGACCAACCTACACTGCAGAACCTGTTGTGTTAGACCACATCAATGTACAGAGAAAAATTAAAGGTAAGTCAACTTGGGATGATATTAACATCACACTTTACGATCCAATTGTTCCATCTGGTGCACAACAAGTAATGGAATGGATTAGACAATCACATGAGTCGTTAACAGGTAGAGATGGATACGCTGCTTTCTATAAGAAAGATGTTACTTTCTATTTATTAGGACCAGTTGGTGACAAGATTGAACAATGGACTTTAAAAGGTGCATTTATCTCTCAAGCTAATTTTGGTGAATTGGATTGGTCAACAAACGACCCATTATCAATTGAACTACAATTATCATATGATTACGCAATCTTAGAATTCTAATCGTATTAAAAATTATAAAACAAAGGGATACCCACAAAGTATCCCTTTTTTATTTTTGAAAAACATAATATATATAATAAACACAAAAGTTATATTATGGAACAACAAAATGTAGAACAACAAGTTACAAGGGGATTGAGTGGAGTTCAACAACAAACACAAAAATCATATCCATTTCCAACGGAAGTTATTAGTCTACCATCAAAGGGTTTGGTTTATCCAGAATCATCTCCATTATCAAAAGGAGAAGTTGTAGTTAAATTGTTAACCGCAAAAGAAGAAGATATCCTTACTTCAACAAATTTGATTAGAAAAGGAATTCAATTAGATAAATTATTAGAAAGTATTATAGTTGATTCATCTATTAATATAGGTGATTTAATTATTGGTGATAAAAATGCAATATTAATTGCAAGTAGAATATTGGCATTTGGTCCAGAATACACTATAACAGTAAATGACCCATCAGAAAATACTCCGGTAGAAGTAACAGTTGATATGTCTAAACTTTCTATAAAAGAAATAGATGAAAGTAAACTAAATAGAAATAATGAATATGAGTTTGTTCTTCCTAAAACAAATACTCCTATTAAGTTTAAAATAATGACTCATAGTGATGAATTAATTATCGCAAAAGATGTTGAAGCTAGTGAGAAAATATCTAAACAAGGAAATGAAATTCAAGCTCGTTATAGAAGACTTATTACGGAAGTAAATGGTAATAGAGATTTGGGATATATAAGTAATTTTGTTGCAAATCAATTATTGGCTGCAGATTCTAAGGCATTGAGAAAATACATAAATCAAGTATCTCCAAATATTGATTTAATATTTGATTATACATCTCCATTTACCGGCGAAACGGAGGCGCTGAGTGTCCCAGTAGGGATTGACTTTTTTTATCCTGCCGACTAATTATTCTCAATATTTACACAAAAAAATATTTAATTTAATATACTCTTCAAACGGTGGTTTTAATTGGCATGATGTTTACTTTATGCCTGTTAAACTAAGAGAGTTTTATTGGAATGAATTGTTATCAACCAAAGAATCGGAATCAGCTGCTATTGAAAAGATAAGTAATTCACCGAAATCATCATCTACGAGAAGAAGATAAACCATTTTATTTTATATTTATATAAAAGATTATAAAGTCATGTCCAAATTAATATTCGAAAGAAATATATTTCAAAAATTATTAGATACCTTTTTTAAAGCTAAAACAAAAGGTACTGAGGAAAAATTCATTTCTAAAATTAAATATACAAATCCAGAACTAAGTAAAGCATTTAAGGATTTGGATGACTCAATTGTGTCGGGTCAATTAAAATTAAAATCTATATTACAAAAAAGAGGTTTAGATACAACCGAAATTGATACATTTTTGGATAAATACTACGACAAAGCATAGTAAATGGCTAATAGTAAAAAATCACTTTCTAAATTAGAGCAAGAATACAATAGGATAAATCAATCATCCGTTAGGGATGTAAAAGATGCTGCCGAAAAACTGAAAGCATTAGATAGAATTACTAATGAAATGCAAAGGCAAAATAAGTTGATGTCCGAACAACTTGATGATGTAAAAGATTATGATAATGTTTTAAAAAGTATTGCTGGTAAAGTTGGAAAAAATAATAATTTTTATAAAGAAAATAATAAAATATTAAACCAAACCAAAATACAAATGAATGGAATAGCATCCATTCTAAAAACATCAACGGCCTTAACAAACGAACAAAAAGATGCAGCATATAAGGTTGCAGGTGGATACAAAGATTCAGTATATTCCGTTACAAAGATATTAGATTCCTTAATTCCTGTTAAAAAAAATAACAATGAAATTAGAGATGTAATACAACAACAAATAGAAGAACAAAAGGCCTTTATAAAAACCATAGATACTACTACCGAAGATGGTAAAGACTTAAAAAAAGTATTAGAAGCACAATTGGAAGTATTGGAGAAAATGGGCCCGGCAGCACAAGCGGCGGCACAAGATATGCAAGCAATGGGTGACGCGGGTGAGATGTTATCTAATACCGGATTTGGTAAAGGATTGGATAAGTTCTTAAGTGTGACCAAAAAATTCAGAGGTGGTAAGGGTGCCGGTAGTATCGGTGAGGTTGTGGGTAACTTACAAAGTAAAAGAGGTGCAGCCGGTATGTTAGGACAGGCTGGCAAAGGTATGGTTGGCATGTTGGGTGGTGTTGCAAAATTCTTAGGCCCTATTGGATTAGCAACCGGTGCAATTATGGCAGCTGCTAGTTTCTTTAATAGTGGACAGGCTGCAAAAACCGCAGTTAGAATGGCTGCATTGACCGGTGGTAATTTAGATGAAGCCGGTAAAGATGCAATGAAGGGTTCTAAGGAGTATAGAGATATAATTACGGAATTCAATTACGGATTACCTAGACAATTACAAAGACAAGCTGCTGAGGATAATTTTGAATATAACAAAGGTTTGGCAAATGATTCATTACAATATGATCAAAGTTTAGTAAAAGATAAAATTAATTATGAAAATAGTTTATTAAAAGACCAAATTCAATTTAGACAAAACCAGGAATCACAAACATTGGATGCAAACAACGCTCAAAGAAAGGCATTGTTTACAAGTGACATGGGTAGATTTAAATCAGCTATATCAGTTTCCGAAAGAGCATTACAAGCAATAGGTTCATCAACTCAAGCAGTTTTAGACACCGTAAAAAATGTTGGTGTTTCATTATCAGCCGGATTATCATCTCAAGTTAAATTAGCAACTGCAGCTGCAGGACTTGCAACACAATATATGTCATCTGCAGACGATGTATTATCAATGAGTAATACATTTCGTTTAATGGATAAATCATCGGCTGAAACCGGTACAAATATGGCAGCTGGTGTAGGTGCATTTGCAAAATTAAATGATATGTCACCGGCTCAGTTATTTAAACAAATGGCTGATTCACAACAAGAAATATTTAAATATTCAAACTTTACAACTTCACAATTTGCAACACAGGCCGTTCTATTATCAAAGATGAATACATCAATGAGTTCTATGTCTAAGGCATCGGATTCAATGGTTTTAAACTATAAGGATAGTATTAAATCCGAAATGAGTTTGTCGGCAATGTTGGGTAAAAATGTAAATCTATCTGAGGTTAGAGCCAGATTAATGTCAGGAGATATGGCCGGTGGTGCATCTGCATTAAAAACGGCATTGGGTGGTGTAGACATTGGTTCTATGAATGCATTCCAAAAACAAGCATTAAGTCAGGCAACAGGAATGGATGTTAATGAATTGATGAATTTAACACAATCCAAAGGGGGTGGAGTAACGGGAACTATTGCAGAAAAAAATGCAATTAAAACTGGTAAAGATATTGCAAATGGAGCACTACAACAAGATATTGCAAATGAAGCGTCTAAACTTAAATTAGAACAAAAGTTTAGAAAAGAAAATTTAGACTTTGAACAAAAAGAAAGATTGCAAATGTTGGGTGTAGAACAGCAGATGAGACTTCAAGGTATTGCATTAGAACAATCTTTTAGAATAAAATCGGCAACACTTAAAGCAGAACAAGATATTAAAGATTTACAAAATAAATATGTAAAAGAAGTAATGTCTGAACAAATTATATCTGGACTAAGTAGTCAATATAAAAACACTTTGGATGTAAACAAAGTAACCACTAAAACACAAGGTGTTGGAGTAACACCAATGGGTGGTATAAGTTACACAAATTTGGCAGATAGTACTAAAAAGGGTGGAGAACCAACCGTTGCTGCAATAAACACAAATAATAAATTACAAGAAGTAAAATTGACTCAACAAATGGCAAAACAAACTAGGTTGTTAAGTGAATCTGAATATTCGGTTAAATTACAACAAGAAATGGTTGCAATGTTGGGATTATCTACACAAATGTTAGGAAAAATAATGGATAATACCGCTAACGGAACGGATGTTACATTGGATGGTAAATCATTAAGACAATCTCTATTGAATCAAGCCCGTAGAAACTATGGTGTAGCTAGAACTACATAATATTTACAATAAAGATATTTATAAGTAAATACTATTATTTTATAGATGGCAACAATACAAGATTTATTTAAATCACAAAAAAAAGAAATCTACGGAAGAGACAATATCCGAATAGAAAGTAGGGGATTTATTAACCCACCAAGAGGTGCTGCATTACTTGCATCATCCCCAAATGCTATTGCAGATTTAATTGGAGGACAAATTGGTGGAGCATTGGGTGGTTCGGCAAATAGACCATCAGACACTATTTTTAGAGGAAAAGGAGTTTTTAATAAACCAATATCATTAGGAAGAACACAACAAGGATTAAGAAATGCAATTGATCCTGATACAGATTATTTTGTAAAACAATCACCATCACCCACATCAATTTTAGCAACTTTAAATCAAGGTGCATCCAACTTAGGTGGTGTTGCAACTAACCTTGCAATTAACGCTGTTACAAAGGGTGGTTTGAGAAATTTGGCAAATTCATTAAAAAAACCAAAACCACAATTATATAGTAATAAGAACAAATTTTCAAAATCTGTTGAAATAAATAAACAATGGGATGTTGATTTAATTCAAGATGTTGATAAAATTGAAGCTGATAAGTTAAATGAGTTTATACAAAAATATACAGGTAAAAATCAAGTATTGGTTTTATTTAAAAAGTATGGCAAATCAACTGCAATCCCATTTGAAGGAACTATTACTGGATTGAGTGAAGATGTTGTACCAGAATGGACTAATTTTAGATATTTAGGTTCTCCATTTAAAGTGAATAGGTATCAGGGTGTTGAAAGAAGTTTAAAATTTAATTTAAAATTGTATTATCTAACCAATGGCCAAAAAGAAAATATGGTTAAAAAGATAAACTATTTAAAATCATTGGCATTTCCATATGATGAAATTTCCGAAATGAAATATGGTGGTGAAACACAAACATCACAATATGCATATTCACCGAATTTATTAAATGTATCAATAGGTGATATGTATCCTAATATATTTGGATTTATTGAAAATTTATCATTTAGTGTAGAAGACAATACAACTTGGCCATCTAACTTTGATGATCCAACCGATACTTTTATGTATCCATCTATCGTTGACGTATCAATTGGTATTAAAATAATAGAAAATCATAAAACAGATACCAACGGAGGAATAACCAAATATAAATACGATTTTGATGGTGGTAATAGAACTGGAATAGATGAGGTGACTTTGAATGAAAAAGAAATGGAAAATGATATTGAAAAATGGACAAAGGCTCGTTCACTTTCAGCAAAATAATAATAAATGGCAAATAGATATCAATATAGTAAAACATTACATACCAAAGGAACTAAAAAAAAATATTTAGGTAGTGTTATATATCCAAAAATAAAACCATCCAATGATGACATATACATCATATCCGAATCTAGTGATAGATTAGACATACTTGCATCTAAATATTATAATGATAAAACTTTATGGTGGATTATAGCAACTGCAAATAATTTAAATGACGCATCCCTATCAATTACACCTGGTACGCAAATGAGAATACCATCAAATTTATCAAGTATATTGAATGATTTTGAAAAAATAAATAAATAAGTTATGCCATTTCCTTTTGTTGCACCTTTAAAAGAGTGGACGATAAATAAATTAAAAGAAAGAGAAAGTGATAGAAATTATATTACTACAATGTCACCGTTTGCAATGATGTCAAGTGGTGCAGTAGTAATGAAGGGAAAAACTTCATCTGAAATTAAGGAATTATTTAAATCACAAAATTACGGAAATGATGCTACAACATATTATGGTTGTGTAATCACAAATACTACCGATGTTACAAAATTATATCAAACGGGTAAAACCATTGTAGGATACGATTTAAATGGTAAAGAAATTGTTGTAGAAGGTGAAACAAATAGAAGAGCATCTACTCCAATTATAGAGAGTATAGAAATTGATACGGATGGTGGTAATAATACTTTAAAAACTGCACAAGTTAAAGTTAAAGTATTTACATTGAAACAACTGGAAATGTTTGAATTATTCTTTTTAAGACCATCTATGAACGTTGTATTGGAATATGGGTGGGGTTCTGACATTAGAAATAAATCTAAAAAATATACAATAGATTCAAAATTATTTGCAAAAAAGAATTTCAAAAAATATAAAGAAGATTATTCTTCTGTTTTTTTAAATTTTGCAGAAAAAAAAGATGAATATTTGACGATATTAAAAGATTTAGAAGGTGAGTATGATTATATGGTTGGCAAGGTTAGTAATTTTTCATATTCACCGGAAGAAGATGGAACATATTTGGTTAACATAGAAGTTTCTGCGGGAAATGAATTACAATTGTGGCCTGCATTGAAATCGGCAAAAAGTAAAAATTCTACTGCAAAAAAAGATAAAACACCAATTAAAACGTATCAATCTTTTATAAAAAGAATTGCATCGGATTTAGGTGAAACAAAATTTGCAACTATCTTTTCAGACGAATCAAAATGGAAAAATGAATTTTTTAATTATGGTATTGTAAATGATAAACAAAAAAATATATTAGTTTCAAAAACTCCATATATTTCAATGAAAGTTATAATTGAAATAATAAATCAATTAAAATTGATAAAATATTCTGACCAAGATGGTATTGTAATAACATACGAATATAAAGGAGATCCAATAATACCTGTAAATTCAAATCCAAATATAATATCAACAAATGAATATGTTATATTTCCTGGAGAATTACCAATGGTATCATTGTCCAAAGATTCTACGGAAAATAGAGTTATATTATTACATGAAACAAATAAAAGAATAAAAGGTGCAATAAATGAAAAATCATTTAATATAGACAACGCTGCAATATACGATTTTCAAACCGGCAAACCAATTCCAACCACTAACAAAACAATAAAAGATTTGGATGAAAATAAAGATGTTGAAGTTAAATCAAATATAGGAAATTTGTTAAATGTATTTTTTAGTTATGATAGATTTTTAGAAATATTTAATAATGGAAATAGTATTGCAGATATAATGAATCCCGTATTAGAAACAATATCGGACGCAATGTTGGGATTATCAAATTTAGAATTACAAAAACCATATGATAGAGTTACCTATTCTGGATTAGAAATAATTGATAAAAAGATACCTTTAGCAATACCAAAAGAAGATAAAAATAAACAGAATAAAGAACAAATATACAAATTTAAAATAGGTGCATTGGGTTCTATTGTAAAGAATTTTAATTTTAATATGGAAATGAGTACATTGATGCAAGCCCAAGCATTGTATTCAACTCAACTTGCAATAGCAAAACAAAATGATAAAACATCAACGGATGCATCCAAAGAAATAGATAAATTTGTTTCTGCAGATTTATCATATGCTACAAACGCCGATGGGTATTTTTCGGTAAATGATATGGAAGTTGAAATTATCAAACGAGCACCCAAAGCAACCACCGATACAGCCGGTAGTGATGAAAAATCTAAACAAGAAATAGAAAAAGAATTAAATGATTCTATTCAATCAAAGTATATAAAATTTTTAATACCATCACCAAATGGTACATCAACAAATTTAATATATAAAGATAGTAGTTTGATTCAATTGTATATTTTACCAAAATCTCCCGCTCAATCTATGGCATTGACATATTTGGATATATCAATAGAAATAGATGGAATGGCCGGTTTTAGTTGTGGAGAATATTTTCAAATTGAGGGAATACCTGAAGTATATAATAAAAATGGATATTTTCAAATAACAAATGTAAAACAGGGTATAGACACAAACGGATGGAAAACTACAATAGAAGCCGGTTATTTATTAAAAACTGAATAATATGTATAAAGATTTAATTAGAGATAAAAATATATATTCTTTGGATTTTCCAAATACAATAGTCCCATTACCAAATGTAAATGATTATGAAAATGGATTTATTGAAAGATATTTTACACAAAGAGTAAATGACTCCAATTTGTTTGTCTTTGAAATAAGTTTAGAAGAATATAATTTATTGTTAGAAAATCCATATTGGTTATTACAAAAAATGAGATGGAGAATAACAGGCCCAAAATCTCCAGTATACTCAATGGACGGCCAAATAACCGATATTGGTGTTACCACATCCAATGCTACATCCATTTCAATAGTATCAACTAAAATTAAAAATATTGGTTTATACTTACCCAATCTATTACAATTTCACAAATAACTTTGTAAATTAAAATATTTTTCGTATATTAGAGTTCTATGAACCTAATTGAAGATAAACAATCCTTACAATCATTTTTAGGAGGTAATGTAAATATTGACCTCATTGTTCCTGTATGGAGTTCTCATAAAGCACATCCATTAGGAAGTCGTTTGTCTTTTATATATTTTAGACAAAGTGACGGAAGTGATGGTATAATTAATTTCAATCACATAGATGCAAAGAAATTAGACAAATTTGACATATCTAAGTTAGTCCATGTCAATACATTAGTTTTAGACAATAGGTATTTAAACACCATAGGATTGGATTATGAGTGGGTTTATTTTGAAGAGTATGGGAAACCATTTATCTTTAATGAGGTCGTAGAATCGGTTTATAAGGGGTATAGAAACGACTTTAAAGAGTTGAATGATTGTGTACCTTTAATGAAGTGGTATGAAATCTTAAAGACAATCCCAAATATCAGTACAAGAAACGAATGGAATAGAAAATATACATCAGCAATCCAAACATTGGGAAGGTTGGAAGGGGCTGGGGTAAAAGTCGTTAGAGAAAAATTTATTGATAGTTTTAACTTCAATGAACAATACCTTCGTAAAAACGATATAGTGTACACGCAGTATAACCCATATACCACAACGGGCAGACCTTCAAATCGTCACCTTAATGTTAACTACTCTGCATTGAATAAGTCCGATGGTACGAGAGAAATGTTTATTAGTCGTCATCCACACGGAACCTTAATTCAATTTGACTATGAGTCGTATCACATTCGTTTGATTGCGAAAATGGTTGGGTATGAATTTCCAACGGGTACTACGGCTCACCAACATCTTGCAAACCTTTACCGATGTGATTTGGAGACGGCAAAGAAAATAACCTTTACATACCTTTATGGGGGATTAGATGAGAATGCTCGTAAAATACCATTCTTTCAAAAAGTAGATGAATACATTAAGGGATTATACCAAAGGTTCGTCATTTCGGGAAAACTTACGACACTCTTATATAAAAGAGAAATACCATTTGATAGAATTGAATCTCCTAACGAACAAAAGGTATTCAACTACTTATTACAATCATTAGAAACTGAAATCAATTATATGAAGATTGGTGAGGTATTGGAGTATTTGGACGGGAGAATGTCAAAAATGATACTTTATACCTATGATGCCTTTCTTATAGACACACATCCTATTGAAAGAGAAAATATCTTAAACGACATTAGAGAGATAATGGAGAAGGGTGGTTTCCCAGTTAAAATAGAAGAAGGAGAGAATTATAACAATTTAGAGGTTATAAGTTAAAAATTTATATTTATATCATATAATTATATACAATTAATAGACAAAAATATGCGTTTAATAAACCTTATCCCATTACATGAGATTGATTTTCCATCTCAGGCAGCATTTGATAGATACAATAAACAACATAAATTAAGACCTGATACAAAGGTAGTAGTTGCAGGTAGAGTAACAACCGCAGGTAGAGCATCTAAAGTTGGTGGAACATCGGTATTTGGTAATGATGACAAACTAAAAAAATATGGTGATAATGCGTTTAATCAAATGATGGCCGATAAGGATAAAAAAGAACCCAAAAGAGTATCTTTATCCGATGAACTGGACAACATAGCAGATTTAACCGATAATAACGACCACAATGGTGCGGTAATGGCATTAGCAAAAATGATGAACGATAAATCATCTACTGCTGAAATGCAAAAAATTCAAAAATATCACAATTTAAAAGGTCATATGCCACAATCTTTAATTAAATATAGAAGTTCAATTTTGAATAACCTATTAGCACAGGCCAAAAAGACATATGGTGATAAGTTTGCAAAACAATTACAAAATTCATTTTAATAAATAAAAGAATGTCAATAAATTTCCAAGAAATCCTTAAAGAATTAGAATATCGTGTACAACATGGTATTATTGATTTAACAAAAGAGGAACAAGTTACAAAATTAGTACAAATTTTAAGAGAGAATGGTGTGTCCGATGCAAACGAAATGGCACAGAAAGCAAGAGTATATTTCAGTTATATAAACGAAGCTCCAAAGAAAGGAGATGCTGGATTAGAAGCAGCTGCAGACTTTTTCAAAACTAAGAGATACAAGAATAACAAAGGAAATGAAGTTGCATTTACAACTGCTATAAACTATAATGACCAGTCCGATTCTGCACATAATGCAGCTATGGCCGATTTTGAATCATTTTTAAATGCAAACAAAGGTAAGTATGGTAGTATAGAAAAAGCAAAACAACCTGAACCAGAACAACCTGCAACAAATTTATTTGGTAAGGATAAGGGTGGTAAAGTATTTGAACCAAAACCTGAACCTACTCCAGAACCTTCAAAATCAAAAGAGAAAGAAGAACCTACAAAAAAATCATCAGGTGAAGAAGATGAGGATGCAAATGAGTCACCTAAATACGATAAAAATAATCAGTATCAAAGAGCAATTGCAGAAGCTAAGACTTCACAAGAATTACAAAAGGCCTTAACCAACTTACATGCAATAGAAGAACAAAAGATGTTTAAAAATAAGATTGCAGGTGCAGGTGGTATGGTTGCATCTACTGGTGAAAGTATGTATGTTGGAATATCATCCGATTTGATACACGGTACATCTGAAGTTAAAAATTCATCATTATATCAAAAAACTCTACAAGCTAGACAAAAAAATACACAAAAAATATTAGATAGTCAAAAAGGTAGAGAATTTAAACAATTGGCAGTAGAATTGGAAGCAATTGCAATCTCACAAAAATTAGATTTAAAAAATCCTAATGATTTAAAAGCAGCAATTCAAATTTATAACGAAAGAGAAGCATTTGTGACTGCATATGATTCGGAATTTAAAAAGACAAATGTAGGTAGAGATAGTAAATTTAAAAAAGAAGAAGCTAGAACAAGTTGGATTAGGACAGCTTATATGGGTTCATTATCATTAATTAAAAATGGCCCTGCGAATTGGAATAGAGAGAGAGGAAATGGAACCGTTATGAAGGCAAACGGAGTAACCGATGGTGCAACCGAAGAATTGTTAAATAATAAATTAAAGGCAGCAAAAACACCAGAAGAAAAAGCACATTATGAGAGAGAACTTAAAATGTGGAATAAATTTAAAGGATATCACGATACATATTTAGTTTATACAAATGATAAAGGTCATGTTGAAGTATTTAACATTTCCAATAAAAAGAGTAGAGATTTAAATGACCCACAAAATAATACAACTCCAGCTAAAAGATTGAAAAATTATATGGAGGAAGCTAAAAAACGTGGTATTGCACCTGATGTGATAGTAAAATTAGCAAAAGCAGAACAAAAGGCACAAAAAGGTGCAGAAGATATGAATGCAATTGCAATGGCGGGATATGATGAAATAAATAAAAACGATATAAAATCAATAGCATATATAGGACAGAGGTTATCAGGAAGAGGTAATATTAAAAGTGAGGATGATGCAACGGATGAATACTTAACAGTGTTGGGTAATGACAAATTAATTAAGAACAAAATCAAAGACGCAATTTTAAAAAAGAATCCAAACGCAACTAAAGAACAAATACAAGAAGCTCAAAGTAATATTACACCAGAACAAACTGTTCAATATGCATTAGAAATTTGGAATGACCCAAATGTTGATAAATCAACTTTATCTGGAAATTATAGTAAATTTATCTTAAAAATTGGAACATTATCACAAAGTATATATGATAAGTCTAAATCAATGACACCGGAAGAAATATCGGAATCAATGGGTGGTGTCTATACTCCAAAAGATATTCAAAATATATTGAATCCAAAAACTACATTAGGAAAAACAATGGCGGCATTGAAAGATGTAAAAGAAAGACATGCTGCTGGTTTAAATGGCGTACACGTTGGATTTATGAATGATTTACATAAAGCGGACGGAACAAAACCTGGACATACAGGTCCTAATGGCCCCGCAGTTCAAACATACGTTGCAGGAACTCTATCATCTTTACACATAGATACATATGTTGAAAACTATGATGATAAAGTGTTGGTTGAAATGGGTGGGGTTGGTGTAACACCACGTGATATGAGAAGTTGTATGGCAAAATTATCAGGATATACTGGTAAAACTGATACCCCGGAAGAAAGAAACGCATTAAAAGAACATTTAATAAAAAGTGTTAAAGTAGACGCAACAACCGGTGCAGTATATTTGGTTGGGAATAATGGAAATAATGTTAGAATAGCTAGTGATACTTGGAGACAGGCAGGAGCAAACACTAAAAAAGTTGCAACTGCATATGGTCCTGAATTACAAAACTGTTTAAAAAATAGTGTAAAAAATAGAAAATAATGAACACACAACTACTTTGCCTTTTTACAACAAAGGAAGAATTGGATAAGTCAGTTGATTTCATATTAACTAACTATACTTTAACTAATCCAAATGTTTTCATTTTAGAAAGTAAAATAAGACCTGAAGAGGCGTTCATTACTTTTAATGTTGAGAAAGGTTCTAATGCAATCCCTTCGGAATGGAAAACTATTTTAGTACATAGAAAGAAACAATCTAATTCAATATACACTATTAATGCACTTAATGAAGTAGTTAAGTCAAAAACGGGTGGTATGTTAGATAATTCTTACATGATTGATTGGGAAGAATTTAGAAATTGTATCTTAACTACATCCAATACAGGATACAAAATGATACCTACAAAAGTATTTAAATCTTTTAATACTCAAAATTTGGAGAATTAAGATATTTTTCTTATATTTGATTTATGTCAATAAGAAAAAGATATAAACCAATTGAAATTCACGCAGACGAACCTTCTGATATTTTTGAAAACAATAGACGAGAACTTGCAAAAGCAATCGTAGAAGGTGTTGCATATGGTTTACGAACTAAAAAGAAAAGAGTTGATTTTGCAAAAGTCTTAATCAAAGAAATTATTGTTATTACACTCTCAATAGACAGCAGAGAATTTTCGGATTTATTGGAAGAAAATCTTCAAACACTTATTGATTTTGAAGAGTATGAGTCATGTGCATTAGTGGTTAAATTACAAAATAAGTTAAATAAACAAAAAGTATAATATGGAAAATGAAAGTATTTACGAAAAATGTATTATGTGTAGTAAAGAAACTACAACATTAAAAACTACTCATGTAGATTTTAGATATGGTTATGTAGAGGGTGCAGGACAATTATGTAGAGAATGTTATTTGAATGAAACTAGAAATTTAATTACTGTAAATAGTAGAATAATTTTAGATACACCAAACGATGCAGAATTGGGTAAGAAAGTTAGACAAATATATTGGGATAGTAAAAAATAAGTTATGGTAGCAAAGAAAAAAGAAGAAGCTGAATTTCATATTGGAGATGGAAAACACCTAATAATGAAACAAACTACAATTGTATTAATGAAAGACCAATTGAAATTGATGACAGGTGAAGGAAGGAGTATATCATTGGATGTTGAAATAAAGGCAGACTTTGATAAAATACCACCACAATATCATCAGTTATTTATGCAGATGATGCAAGTAAGATATGGTGGAATTGTAAACATTTGGGACAATACAAGTCCTTTTACACCACCTGAAAAACAATCAAAAAGATGGTATCAAATTTGGAAAAGATAAAAATTTAAATTATGTTTGGATTCGGAAAATATTCAGCACAAATACTAACACCACCACCCATTTCAAAAAAACAAATAATTATGCCAGCAAAACCAAAAATAAGAAAAGAAGATTTATTACCTGATTTCAAACATACACCTCCGGCACCACAAAAGGAGATGGTAAATGGCCCTCAACACTATGGGGGAGTAGACAACCCATATGAAGTAATTAAAGTATGTGAAGCGTGGGGATTGGACAAAGATGCTTACTTATTCAATGTAGTGAAATATGTTGCAAGAGCAGGTAAAAAAGACCCTCAAAAAGAACTGGAAGACCTCAAAAAGGCTATATTTTACCTAAATCGTAAGGTAGAAAACCTCCAAAAATAGATTTGGTAATGTGGAAAAATAGTCGTATATTTATAGTAATAAAAGATGAAAAAGTTATATTTAGATATAGGAATATCGCGATATAAACCTCAACTTTAAAAACAAATTTTAAACCTTAAAAACAAAAAAACAATGGACATTTCATTGGCACTAAAGAGATTTAGCTCTTTACAAAACAACACTAAAAAGTCGGATTCAATCTTTAAACCGGCAAACGGAAAATCTCAAGTGAGAATCGTTCCTTACAAGTTCAACAAAGACATTCCTTTCATTGAACTTTACTTTCACTACAACATTAACAACAAGACTTATTTGAGTCCAATGTCATTTGGTAGACCTGACCCTATCGTTGAGTTTGCAGAAAAACTTAAACGTACAGGCGATACCGATGATTGGAAAGCAGGTAAGAAAATGGAACCAAAGTTAAGAACTTTTGTACCAGTTATCGTAAGAGGTAAAGAATCAGAAGGAGTAAAATTCTGGGGATTCGGTAAGACAGTTTATCAAGATATCTTAGGATATATTGCTGACCCTGATTACGGAGATATTACAGACCCAAATACAGGTAGAGATATCGTATTGGAAGTAATGTCAGCAGAAGAATCTAACGCATCTTATCCAACAACAACAATCAGAGTTAAACCTGCAACAACTAAGTTAGCAGATACACCTGAACAAATCCAACAATTATTAGATGGTCAGAAAGAAATTACTGAATTATATTCGGAATTATCTTACGCTGAATTAAAATCAGTTTTAGAAAATTGGTTGAACCCATCAGCAGCTGTTGGTAGTGATGATATCATTGAAGAATTAGAAGCACCAAAACCAAAAGCACAACCTGCTAAAGTTGAGGAAACAAAAGAAATTCCAGGTGTAGGTATTGGTTCTTTACCAAACGACTTACCTTGGGAAGATGAAACTCCTAAAGCTCCAAAAGCAAAGGACGATGTAGCATCAGCATTTGATGATTTATTTAACAATTAATAATTAGGTTACAATGGCCAAAAGAGAAGAGGATTTAGCAAGTATTCTTGCTGACTCATTAAACAAACAAAATAAGGATGGTAAGATTGCCTACTTTCTAAATGATGAAGGTGGTGATGCTCCTACCAATGTTAAAGATTGGATTTCAACTGGTAATGCTATGTTGGATGTCGCAATCTCTA